GGGGCGGGGGCCCCCCCCCCCCCCCTCCCCCGCCAGCCGGTTTCGAGGATGTGGGCGATCTGTGTGGCGGCGGAGTGGCGGCTGGTGCCTTTCCAGTTGACGCCGCAGCCGGTCACATACCAGGTGATGCCGTGCCGGGTGAGGGTGACTCGGGTTCCTGATGGGCGCCGACCTCTGCGGATGACAGCTTCGCGGGGGCCGGTCGCTACTTTCAGTTGGGTCCTGTCGAGGCCGCACGCGTCGATGATGGCGAGGGCCTCTGAGATGACTCCTGCGGGGGTCATGTCAGTTCACCCCCATCCACTGCCAGAGGCCCCAGACGGTGAGGGTGGCGCCGAGGGTGATGAGGCCTGCGGCGAGGCCGGCGATGGCGTAGGCGACGGCGGCGAAGACGAGTTGGCCGGCGCGGTTGAGCCGCTGGTCGAGAGTGTTGCGGCGGGGCGCTGCGTGACGCATTAGTGGTCCCTTTCAGACGGTTGAGTTGAGGCGAGCGAGTGCGCGGGCGAGGAGGGCCCCCCGAGTGGCGGAGCGCATGTCCGCTACGGGGATCGTCGGGGCTCTTTTCAGTTGGTGCGGACGATGACGATGCTTCCGGCGGGGGCGGTTACGTAGGAGCCTTTCTGGGCGCCCGCACGGCCGCCGCGGAGGGTGAGGGTCCGGTAGGCGGGTCGGCCCGGGGTGAGGGCGTTGGACTCGACTCTCCAGGTGGCTCCTTCGCGGATGATAAGGGAGCCGGCGGAGACGTTCTCGATGGGTGTCGGCCTGGTCGGCTGGTGGGGGTACATCACTTGCTGTTCCTTTCTGGGATCGTGGGAGGGGGTTCTGGCGGCCTGTCAGCGGGCGTCCTGGGCGGCCGCCTGGACTGCGATTTTGAGGGCGCCGTAGAGGCTGTCGAGGGTGTCTGCGTGGCCGTAGGGGACGTGAGCGGGCTGCCCCCCGCGCGGCTGGATGGTGACCTGCCCGTCTTTAACGATGACCTTGGTGCCGGCGGGAAGTTCAGCGTCTGCGATGACGTTCCAGGCGGCGATCCGGGCGACGGTGGCGGCGTCCATTGTCGTGTTCCTTTCTGGTTGGCCTGACAGGAACAATACTGCTCCTGCTGTCCGCATCAGTCAACACCCATTGGTGTTGCGTTCGCCACCGACGGGAGGGCCTGGCCTCCCGCCAGTCGAGGGGACGGGAGGCCAGGCCTAGGGATGTCGCGGGCCGCGACCACAGGATACTTCAGGACCAGAGCCGCCAAGCGGACGACGTCCCCTGCCCCAGCTCGAATGTCAGCAGTCGCGGCAGAGATGACTCGCCGGACGCGTTCTGAAACCAGGAGCTGCCCGGGTCTGCGGTCGGTGCGCAGACGATCTGCCGGCTGTCGCCGACAGTCTGCACCGAGAAGGAGTGCCAGTGGCCGTGCAGCAACACTCGGGCGTCCTGCATCCCGGCGACGCAGCCGAACGCCTGCCCTCGGAACCAGTCCGCTACCCGGTTCTTCGACCCGGCCGCGTGCCCGTGAGTGACGCCCATGACTGTCCCATCGGCGGCGCGCACGGTCAGCGACTCCAGGCGCTTCTCCGGCATCTCGAACCGGACGTGCCTGTAGCCTTCCCGGTCGGCGACGATCTGCCGGATGTTATCAGCGATAAGCAGCCCGTAGTCATCCCCCGGGAATGATGCCCGATTGGATCTGCCAACACCGGTGCGAACCTGGCAATGGTTCGACGGGACCGCCACGTACGTGATCTCCGGGGCGGCGGGCGTCAACGCTCGAAGGGTGTCAGCGAGGAGCGCCTGCGCGGTGCGAATCTGATAGGTGAGCGGCAGGTCGTTGGTCTGCGCCTGCGACACTGTGTTGCTGAAGCCCTCAGTGGAGTCTCCGCAGTCCACGAGGATGACTCGCCGGTAGCGTCCCGCCGCGTAGTCGGCGATCCGGGCGACCGCGGCGCGAACGCGACGGACGGTTTCCTCCGTGCCGCCGCCCCGGTCCGTCTTCCCGATCTGCAGGTCGGACACAACGACCACGAGGGTGGCCTGCCCGTCCGCGGCGGCAGGCTCGGCGACAGGCTCCGCGAAGATCGGAGCCAGGTCCTCGAACCGCTTCGCCTGCACCTCGCCGCGCTCGGCAACGCCAGGCTTGTATGTGATCTTCTCGTACGATCCGTCAGCCAGGCGCACCGTCTTCCCGCGCGCCGTGATGGCTTCGACGGGCACGCCGAAGTACTCGTCAACGCCGCCCTTGCCCATCTCGCTGCGACGCTTCAACGCCTTCCTGTGGCGTCTGACCGCCGCCTCGGAGGTGCCGTACTCGTCGGCGATGGCCTGGTTGGTGCGCCGCTGGTGCTGCGGCAGGGCGTCGTTCTCGAGGATCGCTTCGTCCAGGGGAGTCACTTCGCCGTCTCCTCCTTGTAGTTGTTCACCCACTGACGGAGCTTGAACATGTTGAACCCGGCCCAGTGGGCGACCGTGTCGCCGGTGTGCTTGTCAATCACGTAGCAGACGGGCGCGGCCGTGTAGTTGTTGGTGGCGGCGATCGCCTGCGCGGTGCTGTCGTCCTTGTATTTCGTCTCCAGGTACGGGGTGGCGTTCTTCGTGAGGTACCGCTTGGAGGAACGGCACTGCTGGCAGGACGGCTGGGAAGCGATCATGATCTCGAATGAAGCCATTGGTTCATATCTTTCGTTTTATGAGGGGGTACGTGTAGTGAGGCGGGTAGGGGTACTCCCGAGGGCGGTTTCCCCCTACCCGCCTATCGGATCAGAACGGCGCGTTGAACGTGTTGGACGTGGTCGGGGCGAGCGCCTGCACGCCGCCGGCCTTGTCGGCCTTCCTGATATAGCCGAGGAGCTTCGGGAACCGCACCTCGAGGGCGACGCCGGACTTGGTGCCGGACTCCCAGTTGCGGCGGACGAGCGCCCCGGCCAGGGACACCTGGTCGCCCTTCTGGAGGATGTCGCCGAGGTAGTTCTCCCGGTCGCCGAAGAACGTAACGTCGATGTACAGCGGGTCGCCGTCGTCTTCCCACTGCTTCGTATCCCGGTTCTGCTGCCTCCGTGTGGCGGCCAGTGCCAGCTTCAGCATCGCGGTGCCGGACTGCGCGTACTTGATCTCCGGGTCCCTGGTGAGCGTCCCTGTAACGGTGATCTCAGCGGCCATTGGTGTTCCTTTCGTTGAAGAGGTTGATGATGGTGACAAGGTCGGTGACGGTCATGGTCACCCACTGGTCTTCGGGTTTGCCGCAGCCGTGTCTCTTGTGGATGACCAGGCCGGCGGCGGCTCCGATGTTCCCGGCTTCAGTATGCGCTTCCCGCGTCCACTGAGGCAAGTCCATCCGGGTAACGTTTTTGCACTCAATGGCGATGCGTCTGCCTGCGAGCTGGACACCAGCAATGTCCCCGGAGTCGTGCGCCCCGGTTTTGACTTGCCGGTCGACGTGGAGGCCGTACAGCCGGGCGTCGAGATGGTCGGCGATGAGCCGTTCGAACCGCGCGCCAGCCGCCTTCGCGGACTTCAGGTTGCGTCCCATGCCTCGCACACCTCCTTCTCGGTCTGGTCGTAGATAGCGGCCAACCGATCTTGCAGGTAGGTTCGCATCTCGGTGGTGTCTTCCTGCCTGAAGGTCAGGTAGGCGACCGCGTCTGCGAAGTGCGCCTGCAATGAGTCGAGGCCGAACTGCCAGGACTCCTGGCTGGCGATGTTGTCCACATGCCTGCGCGCGTACCAGCAAGCCTTCGCCATGTCCTCCTCGTATGTGCTGCCCGACTTGACGCCAGCGCGGAGCGCGTACTTCAGGATGTTGCCGATCAGGAATGTCTCCCGCTCGGTAAGGTCGATGACCTCGACGGGCCACTGCGTGTAGTGGGCGGGATGGCTGACGTTATCGCTCATGAGATCACCGCCACGGCCTTACCGGCAGGGTCGACGTGGAACAGGTCCCAATCGTCAGGCACAGCCTCCCGCTTGGCGTGCATGATGATCGGGGCGGTTGCCTGCTCATAGTCGGCGTCCGCCGCGGTAGCGAGGACGACGGGGATGTTGCCGTACCGGAAGGCGATCTCCTGCAGCTCGCACATGAGGCCGCCGACAGTGAGGAAGGTCTTGTTGTCCTTCTTCTTCTCTTCGTCGTTCACGAGATCACCGCCATGGGGGCGCCGTTGCGATCCGCCTGGTACTGGTCCCAGCCGCCGCGACGACCGGTCTTGATGGTGTTGATAATGGATAGAGCATCTCCCCGCTCATAGCCGACTCCCCCGTCGGCGATAACGGCGACGGGGGTGTCACTGCCGTACTGGAAGGCCGCGTCCTGCAGCTGCTCCATGAGCCGTCCGATTGTGAGGCAATTGATACTTGAGCCGCCACCGTAGTCGCGGACGACGGCCCCAGTGCCAGTGGACCCAAATCCCCCCGCACCGCGGTCGGTGCTGTCGTCTACGACGCCGATTTCCACGTCGACGTGAGGCAGCGGCAGGATGATCAGCTGGGCTACGCTCTTCCCGGTAGGGAAT